CTACCGGTTGTTGCATAACTACCAGTCTTACTATTTAAACTATCTATTGAAATCTGTTGTGATGCAGATGATTGATTTAAATTAGTTAAAGAGATTGCAGTTGATGCAGTGAAAGTATTTATATTACTTACTGATGTATTCAAACTTGCAGTAGTAGTTTCTAAATTAGAGAACTTAACATTTGCAGATGCAGTATATTGTTGTAAAGATGCAGTTGCCTGATTTAAATTACTTATGTCAGGAATACTACCTGTTGCAACTGTCACATTAAAAGTAGTATTATTACCCTTTGTAAAAGTAATTACATTACCTGCAGCAGATGCAGTAATCAATAAACTACCTGTTGTTAATCCACTTGCAGATGCAGTGAATGCATTAATATTACTTAACGATGTGTTTACTGATTGAGTATATGCTCCATAAGGTATTTCATCAACCATTGAGTCAATCATATCAACATTGAAATCTCTAAGGATTGTAGGTGTAATATAATTTGTATTGTTATTTGGGAAACTTGTATTATTTCCTACCTTTAAAGCTTGTTTAGATAATTGAGCCATATCTTTATTTTATTTTTATTTTAATTGTCAAATCCATCAGAATATCCATCACTAAATCCACCACCTGTGTGTATTCTAGTTCCTTGAATAACACCAATGCCTTGTTCCATTAATGCTCCATTGCAACATCTTACATCATAAGTGTCAGAATTCAAACATAGACATCCTCTTCTACTATTCTTTGGTGATGATAAACCTTGAGTTGGGCCTACATAGATGCCGGAGTTATTCTGCCTATTAGCGGATAATCTCAAACTACCATTACGGGAGTTAGTCCATTTAGCCATAATTCTTTCTTTAATAGTAATAACATCTCATATCGTAGAAATCATTACTGAACTATTCGCCTATTAGCTTCTTGATATGTTAAAGTATCTAAAAAGTTTTTATCTGCAATGTAACACAACATTAGCAAACACTTATCCAATGGTAGTTTTGTTATTTCGTCAAACTTGAGAATATCTCCTTTTGCCAATTCGTATATTGTTGAATAACTTCCCCACTTTTTTGTAAAGTTTGCTTGATACTGAGAGGCATCTCCTCCGTCTCCGTCAAAGAGTTCAGGATAGAATTCAATAAGATTGGTGACAAATTGATAAAAAAAAACAAACAACCGAAGTGGATATCCATACTAACATCTAACCATTGCTCTATATCTTCATTGCCTGTGTATGCTTTAATAGAATATAATTTACCTATTTTCTTTTCAATAGGTCTGTATAGTATTGCCATTACCTTTTTCCAATTTTCATTAATATCTAATTCACCTATCTTACCAATGTCTAAGTATGCACCATATTCCATTTCAGAAAGGTTAGGTTCAAATCCATACTCTACTCCATTGATTGTAATGATTTGTTGCAAGTCAAAGTCTTTCTCATTAATAAAAGAATATAAGTTATCTCTTATCTCTGTGTATGTCTTAGTGTCTATCTTATGTAATATCTCTGGTGTCAAACCGCATAGATGATAAAACATTGCAGCATTCTGTGCTTCAGGCATATCTTCATACATTGCTAAGTCTGCTTTCAATTCTAAAAACTTTCTAAGTGTAATTCCTTTATAAGAATTAGGTACTTCTATTTTAATTTCTTTCTTCATATGGTAAGGTCATTTGTTTTATTAGTAGTGTTAATCTTTTGACTTTTGCTTCCTCATTCTCTAATTTAGCATTCATCATTATCATCTTTGCTTGCAAGTCTTCGTTTAGTTGTTGTAGATGTTTAGCATACTCTATAAGTTCTGCTATCTCATCTCTATTCCAACTAGTATTTATATTTTCCAATTGTGATTGCATACTTGCCTTTGTTTTGTTGTTTCTGTGATAGTTTCATCATACATGCGTAACGTGCTGCGTCTATTGCGTGGTTCATATAATCTTGTGGCTTATCAGTTACATTGCCATTCTTATCTGTAATATACTCATACCCATACATCTCGTTAATTAAATTCTGTGAGGTTTTAAGTATGTTTATCTTATAGTTGTTCATTACTGCTATTCCGAACTTGATACTATCGGGTCCTTTGGTAACTGGTTTGATGTTGAAACCACTTCTAAAGATTTCTTCAATAAGTCTTGGTTCACTGCTATCGCCGAATATTTCGTAGGTTCTATCAATGTTTCCTTTTTTGAGTTTGTCAATGATTTCGTTAGTGATAAGGCCTTTCTCATAAAAAACTTCTTCCATAAAGAGTTCATCACCTTTCTTATATACTGCAACCATAGCACTGGGGTCACTACTAAAGCCAAAGTCAAGACCAAAGGAAACGAAGTCAGCATCAAAATCATCCACAATGTTAAATTCAAATATAGCTTTATCATTTGCTGTATATTCACCAAGTCCGTAGATTTTCCAATATTTTTCATTTTTAATTTTTAATTCTTCAATACCATTTATAATTTCTTTATCCAAATAAGGATTGTCTAAATAAGTTGTAACATATCTATCACAATCTTGCATCTGTCTTAACCAATGATATGGCGATATAGTCGGGTTGTAACATAATATTATTTTATCTTTTGTTCTTATACTAAGCTGAAAATAACTTTCCTCATCTATCTCATTTGCTTCGTCTATAAAAAGAATGTCCGATTTAATTCCTCTAAGCTTCTCAGCATCATCGGTTGAAATAAATTGTATTACACTCTTATCATAACTCCATACCCTATCAGTAACATTAAAATCTTCTTCATGCCATATGTTTAGGTTTTCTAAGATGTCCTTAAAATCCTTTATTATAGTCCTTTTAAGAGACGGTATAGACTTTCTTACTATTGTTACTATTGTAGGTTTTTGTATCGCCTGTACTATGCTATATTGCAAAGCAGAGTAACTCTTAGAACTTCTTGTCCCGCCCACATTATGAACAACTTTATATTTGCTATTCAATATATTATCAAAGGTTATCGTTGTATCAATCGTTAGTTCCAATGTCCTTTCTGTTTATGTTTACATTTATTTGTTGCACCTTATGGTTTAACTCACCTGATATGTCAATAGATGATTTCTTAGGTACAATGTATTCTAATAGTTTAAGATATAACTTTGCTGCTTCTGTTGGATTTTCTTTTCTTATCTTTTCAAAGTCTTCCATTATATTATCTAATCCTTTATTAGCAAGTCTAGCAATAGTTAATTTAGCCTGTTCAGTGCTTCTATTTAATGCACCTGGCTTTCTACCACCTAATTTATTTCCTACTTCAAACTTTCCCATAATCGTTTCTGTCCGTTTTTTATTCGGTTGCTATATAAGTTTAACACCTCTACTCATTGTTTGTAGTTGATTACCAAAACTTTCTCTTATCTGCTTCATACTCTATTCTTTGTTTTGCAATCTCATAATACTCCTTCTCTCTTTCTATTCCAACAAACCACATACCTTCTTGCATTGCTGCTTTGCCCGTTGAACCACTACCCATAAACGGGTCTAATACTATTCCTTCCTTTGGCGTCACTAAACGAATTAAGTATTTCATTAAGTCAGTTGGTTTAACTGTTGGGTGTATGTTTCCTTCCTCTCTATCTTTCTTACTTGCTTTAGGACAATAGAAAAATCTACTTGCTCCTCCTTCATCTCCGTATGTATCACTTAGTTGGTGATTTGGATTAAACTTACCATATATACCATTTGGTGAGCCATCTGTATGTCTCTTATGTGTAGATAACATTTTACCACTTTTCTTATTACCACTTTGTTTGTCCAAAATGCTTCCTGCTTCCTCATCTAATATTACATTTGCAGGCCATCTACCCTGTGGTAATTCTTTTGGTGTCTTATCTACTTTCCAACCACCTTCATACATACCTGTCAATTCACCTTCCTCTTTTGCTTTTACTCTCTCATTGCCTGCCATATTAAATGCATAATCATCCATATCATCAACAGCTACTCTTGTCGCATCTATATTCAATCCACCTACTCCGTATTGTAATGTATTCTCTGCAACTGTTCCTTCTATTGGTTTCCTTGCCATTACTATTGGTTCATGTGCTGGCTTTAATGCAGTTCCCCAACCATTCCAATCATTATCACTTTTGTATGCAGGTTGTAAAGTTCCATTAGCTTTACTTACTGAGGTTTGTATATCATCTCTATCACCTTTGCCTCCAACATTTATTGCTTTACCTCTATGTCCTGTCTTACCACTTTGTTTGTCAATTGCTAATGCTACATTATGTGATTTAGGAAACCCACTACCATATATCCACATAATCTGGTCTCTAATGTCAAAACCTGCATCTTCAATCCTTACTGCCATTCTATGATATGTTCTACTACCTGCGAATGCTAATAGGTGTCCGCCTGGTTTTAATACTCTTAAACACTCTTGCCATATTTCTACACTTGGCACATCATAGTCCCACTTCTTTCCCATAAAGGATAAACCATAGGGAGGGTCTGTGACTATACTATCTATACTGTTGTTGTCTAATTCTTTGAGTTTGTCTAAGCAATCTCCATTTAATAATCTTAATTCTTTCATAACTTGTTTTTATATAATTCTTTCATATCCAAATACTTTTAAATGTCTACCTTCACTATCTGCTATTATCAATACACCACCCATATTATTTCCTTTTAATATGATTTGCTTATCTCTTATGTAAGTCCAATTAAAATTAAAGTATGCATACTCAAAATCTATATTGTGATAGTTAGTATTCATAATGTCCTCTTGTGTCTGGTGTTTCTTTTTTAATTACATTTCTACTTTTCATAATCTTTGCATTCTTTGTTTCCAAATCTCTTCTATCGTTTATCCATTTCATCAGGACATCATCTTGCATTATCTCATTTAACTTAATCTTAAAGTATTCTTGCCATTCTACTCTTTCTTTCATCTTATGTAGTTTTGCACGAAGAGGATAAAATCTATGATTGTAGTTATGATTACCTATTTGGTATGGATATGGTACTTTGCGTTCATATTTTGCTCTTCTAAGTCTTTCGTATTTCTTTTGATTTGCATTTATACATACATCACATCTATACCTTGGTTTGGTTGTATAAAATTGTATATTGCAAGTTTTACATTCTCTTGTCTCTCCGTCTTTGTAATTAAATTTCTTTATCATTAAATGGATTGTCTATAACTTGTTCTAAATACTTTCTTATCTTTCTTACTGCAAGGAATGTTGTAGACTTACTGATACCTATATTATTTGCTACTTCATCTAGTGTGTCCGATGACATCCAATATAGTGAGAATATCTTTGCTTGTGGCCACATCTTTGTTTGTTCTAAATGTTTTAATTCTTTTATTACTGTATTATGTGCTTCTTCTATTGCATAATCCATTTCAATATCATATGGTGTGTCAGGCTTTGTATCAGTCACATCTTCAAAGTATTGAGTTCTATTTAACTTCTTTACCTTATTTAGATAACGATGCTTTAAAAACTTGCTACAATATTTAAGATTATATGATGTTGCTCCCCAAAACAATAATGGGTTTTTCTTTTTGTGTAAGTATTCATAGAGTTCACCTACCATATCTTCACCACTCTCTCTATTCTTTGTTACTTTGATTGCAGTATTGACTAACCATTTATGACTTTCACAATATAGATTAGTTAGTCTTCTATCACATTCTAATTCAATACTACCTGTTACTTCCATTGATTAAAAGTTTTCTCCTCTTGCTCTCAACCATAATCTTAATTCAGCAATTGCTCTGCCCCAATGTGCTCCACTACTTGCGCACGTGCAAGGTTGAGGTTCTCTTGCTCCTCTTATATCATTAAACATATTCCAAATGAATGGTGCATGTCCTTCTGGTAAATGAGATGTTACTTTACTTAGTATATCAACTAATTTATTATAATCTTCTTCTGATAATGGTTTAAACTTATCTTCCATATTATTTAAGTGTTTTTAACTTAGGTAGATTTAAATCCTTTGGTATAGGTTGTGTTTCTCTATTAGGTATGTCCAATGGGTTAGCAGTATTTAAGAATGGTTTTAATGCATCAATGTGTGGATGGTCTCCTGGAAATGCTATTGACATTGCCGCTAATATTAGGACTAAATCGTTTACTGAATTTAATTTTGTAAAGTCAATTAGATATAGTTTGTTTGGGTTTACACCTAATGGTTGTCCGTCTAATGTTGCTTTGGTTGGTTGTTGAAATTGCATATTATTTTGTTTTGTAAATTTTTTCTGAATATATTTTTGCTAAATGTTGTACCATTGGTAATTCATTCCATTCTTTTTGTGCTTCTTCTGTTTGTATCCATTCATAGAATGCTTCATAATCTTTTGCTAATACAAATTTAGTATTACCCATGTCCGGCATACCCATCATAAATTTAGCATCTTGTAAGATTTGTTCCTCAGTCCATTTTCTTCTTTCTTCTTTTTCTTTGTTCCAATATTCCAAACTTTCTTCTGCTGTTAGTATTGTTAATTTCATATTAAAATAATTTTATTTGATTACATTGACCATCGTAATCTTTATTTGTTAATTTATTTAGCCATTCTTTTCTTTCACAACAACCACATGATGTATATCCCATCAGGCGTGCAATAGATAGGGCTAATTTCTCTCCAAATCCAAAAGTGATAACATATATCAATGCTTCTGTGTAGTCTCCTAATTTAATCCATTTCATACTATTTGTTTTTATTTTTACTACCCATATGTCTGCCTGTTTTTCTACCTGCTTTTTTTGCATGCATTTTATTTTCTGCATCTGTAACCATTTGTAAGTTGTCTAATACATTGTTTTGTTTGTCATGGTCTATATGATGT